AGATGACAAAAGAAGAATTTATTACTAATCCCCCTGAAGGATATATTTACGACCCAAATCTTAGAGAGGGTTTAATAGGACATAGATATGCAAGAGGTAAAAAGGGTGAACCAATTACCACTATTGGCGATGCCTTTTTTAAATTAACTGACACTCATGAACGTCAAATGCTAATTGTGCATGAAGAAGGTCACGATTTAATGAGGAACTTTAATCGAGATTGGAAAGATGTGCTTGAACCATTCCGTAAAAATCCTGAAAGACCATTAGATGTAAGTTCTAAATATGACAATCCATTTGGTTTGTCAGATAAACCTGAAGAAGTAGTAGCTGATGCCTATACTGCTTTATGGGAGGGTGCTACAAAATGGTATGAAAACCCTGATTATCCTGCTAATATTCTTCTTAAACGAACTATTGAAGTTGCCAAACGTGAAGGCAAGCCAGTACCAGAAGAGGTCTTAGCCGATTATCCCGACTTGCAAGCCAAAGTCAAGCCAGCAGTCCCCGAAGTAACTATGCCTGAAGCAAAAGAACCTGAGAAAGTATCACCCTTCAAGAAACCACCTGGGCGACATGAAGTGCCTAGTTTTGAGGAAATGACACCTGAAATGTTCCAACAGGCTACTAAGGGTGGATTCATAGCCCCTACAGCGAAGGGAGATGTTGGAGAGGCTGTTCGTGCTGGACTTAAAAGAGCAGCAAAGACAGGTAAAGATGTTTATGCTTTTCCTACTGCTGAGGGAATGAAACTCGGCAACGAACCACCGCCATTCGGTGTACAACATATTATACTTAAACCAGATGGGACACATGAGGTAGTACCATTTAAGGGAGGTGCAAAAGCCAAGCCACCTAAGCCTGCTGAGGTAGCCCCAGAGGTTAAAGCTGAGGCAGTGGTTACTCCACCTGTTAAACCACCTCCACCACCACCGATAAAACCTTCCGAGTTAGGGAATACAGCACCCATACCCGATGATATGATTGCTACAAAGCAAGTTCTCGGGCACATTGCGTTTGAAGCTCCCAAAAAGGGATTAGCGAATAAGATAACTTCAGGATGGCGGAAGTTCCAAGTAACCATGATAGATGACCTTTACGAGGTTAAACGCTACAGGGATTTGGCTAAGAAATATAGTGCCGATATAAACTTTCAGGATGACCCTTATTTCAGTGCTCGCCTAACTCGTGGGGTAGTCGGCAAAGCTAATATGTTTCTGGACTATGGCACTTTCGGTAGAAAGTTCTGGAAAACAGAAAAGGGTAAAGCAGTGCTGAATTATACCGGTGAAAGTCTTCGGAATATACTGAAACCAGTGAAAGACCCTACTATATGGCGTGATTTTTCAGCTTACCTGACTGCTCTACGTGCTGTTGAACTAGCAAATTATGAAATAGAATCAGGCATAGATATAGATATAGCTAATCAAGCTATTACCGAGTTGGAATCGAAGTATAAAAACTTCCCTGAAATAGGTAATAAGATTTACGACTATCAAGATAGGTTGTTGGATTATGCCCAAGAATCAGGATTGATAAGTCAGGAATTGCGGGATAATCTAAGGGCAAAATATGTAACCTACGTACCTTTTTACCGTGTTATAGAGAATGCACAAGGAAAAGGTTATTTAGGTAAAAAGTTGGTAGATATTGCATCACCTGTCAAAAGGATAAAAGGCTCGGAGAGGGATATTATTAATCCCCTTGAGAGCGTAGTTAAAAATACCTATGCCATTATCAGCGCATCGGAACGCAATATGGTTGGTGTTATGATGGCAAATCTATCTGCCAAAGTTCCGGAGATTGCTCCATTATTTGAGCGAATCAAAACTCCGGTAGGAAGGGTAGCCAGTGTTAGTGCTAAGGAATTGGGTGTTGATATAGAAGGATTGTCTGAGGCAGACCAGGAAAAGATTGTTGATATATTCAGACCTTCAATGTATCATCCTGATAATGTGGTAACGGTTATGGCAGAAGGGAAAAAGGCTTACTTTCAGGTAGAACCTGAATTATACAAGGGTCTGACTGCCATGAACAGAGAGACAATGGGCTTTCTAACCAAGTTTTTCAGTATGCCTGCGAAGTGGCTCCGTGCTGGTGCTACATTAAGCCCTGATTTCGCCATAAGGAATCCATTGAGAGACCAATTGACAGCGTTTGTATATTCTAACTTCAACTATATTCCGGGTGTTGACTTTGTTCGAGGTGTTGCAAGTCTCTTTAAGCAGGACAAATATTTTCAACTATATATGTCATCTGGTGCCTCCTATGAAGTTATGGTATCTGTCGACCGTGAGTACATGACAAGGAATTTCAAGGAAATAGTTGAGGGTAAAAAGTTCACTCAGTATGTTAAACATCCTCTGGAATTGTTACAGATAATGAGTTCTGTAGGGGAAAGAGCAACAAGACTCGGCGAATTTAAGCGTGGTATAGATTCTGGTGAAATACCTCCTAAAGTGGGATATTCTTCGAGGGAAGTAAGTCTTGACTTTCAGAAGGCTGGCACTGTATCGAGAGCCGTAAATCAACTGGTAGCATTTTTCAATGCCAATGTGAGGGGTTGGGATAGATTGGTACAGGAAGCTAGGGAACATCCTGTTAGGATGTCGATGAAAGTATTTGTCGGTATTACCTTGCCTTCAATTATTCTATATATGGTAAATAGGGATGATGAGCGATGGAAGGAAATACCACAGTGGCAAAAGGACATATTCTGGATTTTATTCGTAGGTGACAAAATATATCGTATTCCGAAACCATTTGAACTCGGCATAATGTTTGGTTCAGTTCCCGAACGATTCCTAGAGTACTTAGATACCAAAGATACAAGTATATTGACGGCAACTGCTAAACAACTTTGGGAATCAGGCAGTCCTGGCTTTATGCCCACAGCCGTTTTGCCGATAATAGAGAATATAACCAACTTCAACTTTTTTAGAGGTAGGGCGGTTGTACCTGAATCGAGGCAAGATTTACCGCCTGCTTTTCAGTATACTCGGTACACTACTGAGGTTTCTAAGTATCTGGGCAAACTATTAAATTACTCTCCAGCTAAGATAGACAATATCATAAATGGCTGGACAGGCGGTTTAGGAAGATATGTCATTACTGGCTTAGATAGAATATTGGAGGGCACCGGTATTAGCCCAAAGATAATAAGACCTGCTCCTACTTTAGCTGATACACCAGTGATTAAAGCATTTGTTGTTAGGAATCCATACGGTTCAGCTAGTGAGGCTGTAAACCGATTTTATAAAGTGTTGGATGAATATACCGAGCATGAAAGAGCCTTAAAGGAACTGCTGAACACTGGTAAGCAAGATGGGTTTGAGAAGTATAAAGCAAAGCATCCAGAGTTATTATTCTTCTTCGATTGGGATGGAGGAGAGCATTATTCAGCCTCAGCCAGATACCTTAGAACTGTTGCGAGGGAACTATCGGATATACGAAAGGCGGAAACTGAGATATATGATTCCAAAACGATGTCTCCTGAAGAAAAACGTTTAAAGATAGACGAAATAGATATGTTGATTACCAGAACAACACGTAAAGCATTGGATTTGTTAATGGGTACTGAGTCCAATGTTCTCAATGTTCAGCTAAGGGAAATTGACAATATGCTAGGTGAAGTAGAAAAAGAAGTGCCGGCATTATCCATCGACAAAACTGAATATTTTACTACGGCAGATGCTTTTAGTGCTTATGCTCGCAAATTGGAAAATGTAAATAAAGAGGATATACCAAAATCTACTTCTTGGATAGAAGCACACTATAATAAAGAAGTAGCATTAAATAATTATGAAATATTACCTTTCAAGCAACTTTACAAAATAAATACTGACCCTGGAAAGGGTGATACATTTGAGAATTATAGCGAGCAATGGAAGGATAGGCAAAGGATTACAGACCCCGCCGAACTAACTCAACACGAGAAAGATTATCCCTATGCAAGTTTAGGTAATCTTACCCGCCAGCAATATAATCTGTTAATACAATATGCTGAGTCAAAGAAAAAGAAGCAGTTTGTGAAAGACAATCCAGATATAGGCTTTGACCCTTCAGAAGAATGGCTGAAGGCGAATCCTGAAGATAATGCCATATTATCTTTAGCTGGTAAAGCGAAGATACGGACTATCGAAGCCTACAATCATGCCCAAAAATTGATAAAAGACCTTGATATACCCAATCTGGCATTACCAAAAGGATTATTCCCCCCGGAACATACAATTGGTGGATACATTGAGTATCAAAAGATATTGAATGAGAGGGGTGCTAATAGTTGGGAAATGCAAATGCACCTGATAGAAAATAATGATTTGAGAATGTTCCTGGATAGAGAATTTACAGATACACCCATAGAATCTTTGAAGTTGAATATTAAAAATAGGTCTTTCTCTGACCTTTACGATGCTTATGCAGATAAGGACTTGGACGTTTATATTGAGGATAATGATGAGCGGGAAATAGCTCGGAAGAAATTAAAAGAAGATAATCCCGAATGGGTAGATGATATGAGGCGAATAGAAGCCATCGAAAAGGGTACTATGGAGGAACCGACTCCTGATATGGTTATAGATAAACACGTTGAATATGGTCGTATGATTGATAAGGAAGGAGTTGGTGCTAATAGTGCTGAGGTTATTCTATTCAGATACGATAATACTGATTATAATTCATTTAGAATGGATGAGAATATTTGGGGTGAAGAATCCCTGACTGAGATAGATGAGAAGGAGATACCAAAACTAAGACTTGTTGTTAAGTGGCGTGATAAAGAGGCTGAGTATCAAGGTATACTCGATAGATTCGCAACTGATATACCAGAACGGAATAGGCAGACGGATATATTCCTTACTAAACCTAAGAATAAACCTTACGCCATAGCTCGTAGGATGATAGAAGGTTACGAGTTAGGTATGGATGAGAGGGTGGCGAATAGTTATGTGGAATATTGGGACTTGCCTGAATATGGTAAAGCCAGAGCTAGATACTTGGCACAACCAGAACATAATACTCTAGCCGTCATACTCAATGAGAAGAAGGGTACAAAGATAGAAAATCTAGCCGACTTGCCTGATGTCGCCCATGATAAACTGATTAAGAAATGGCATGACGATATTAAACTCTATGAAGATGTGGGTAAACCACTCTCAGATGATTATATTGAAAGCGATGTAGACCGTGTGGCTAAACGCCGTGAGATGATGGCAAATGCCAGATTCCGCAAGGCAAGAAATGAACTGGAAGCCTATGAACTCTTTATACCGAATGAATACGTTGGCAATTGGGTAGAGTATAAAGAGAAGGTCTACCAGAAAGAAGCGGTGTCTATTCCAGGATACCCCAAAGAAGTAGTCAATCCTTATGAAGAAGAATGGTATTTGAAGGCGAACTTAACGTTCTATCGTAAGATGAGGGATATGGGACTAATACCCAAACAAGATTTCCGTAATGTTCCTACAAGGGAAGTATGGAGAGCCTATCAGGAATATCAGGATTCACCAAGTTATGCTCGTAAGCAAATGAGGGCTGATGATAGAGACCTCGATGAGTGGTTACTAATTACTGGTAAGGTTACTCAGTCTATACAAATATGGGTTACTGAGCAAGAGGAGAAGTTCGGTTCATTAGAAGGTATGCCTGAAGTACCCGAATGGAAGAAAATAGCAGCAGGTTTGAAAATGGGTAGGATAAAGAGATAATCAAGTCTACTTGACTAATATGGTATAATATAATTAAAGGTAAATTCGAGGACAATTTATAAGGGCGGAGACAACCTGAATCTGAAATGGTTTTGGGTCTCCGCCCTTTCCTTTTAGACTAAGGTTGTCTCGCCAACTAAAGGGGGTAGAATAAATGGTAACGGACGCTAAGACTGTTGAACAGGATGCGCAAACTGTAGATTCTGGAAAGGATGTGCAAAAGGCTGCGGATTCTGCTGATAAGGTTCAAAAGAGTTCAGAAACCACCAAGACGTATACGGAGAAGGAGTTTCAAGCTAAATTCGGAAAAGAACGGTCAACTTACGATACCAAAATAAATGAGTTGACCAAAACAGTGGATTCCTATAAGACAGAATTGGGAGACCTTAATACGCAACTTGAGAGTAATAAATCTGCGTTGAAAGAATTGCAGGAACTAATTGAAAAGGGAGAAGAAGATAAATACAAGGATGACCCCGACCAATTAGACCTGTATAAGCAGAAGAAAGTCCTGAAATCCGACAGGGATGCACTAAATAATCAAATAACCGAATTTACAAGGCATAAGAAAGAACATCAGGTTGAAATAGAACTCGCCAAATCTACAAGGTTCGAGACTGATGTTTGGGAAATTGCTGCTGAATATAATGCCGACCCTGTAGCCTTGAAGGAAGATGCTGAGAATTTAGGAATTACCGACCTCGAAAAGATAAAGATTATAGCTAAGAGGATAGGTACTAAAACTAAACCAAAGCCATCTGATACTGAGGAAACAGAGGAGGAATTTGAACCTTCTTCGGGTAAGGGCGGTGGTGGTTTGTCTGATGATGATTTTATGTTGCAGTATGCGTTGGGCAAGGTTCACGACCATAAACGAGCAGAACGCATACAAAAGAAATTACTTGAGGGAGGTTGATAAATGGCTAGCGGTTATACTAGTACAGCAGCCTTGACTGATAGCGAAGTCAAGATTATAGCATCTGCCCGGACTACGAGGGAGCACGTAGGTAAAGCTTCCCAGTTGGTTGATAAGGTTTATCTCGGTGAGAGTGTCGGCCCAACTTGGAATGAAATAACCCTGTCACAACTGACAGCACAGGCGGTAACTGAAAATCAGGAACTTAATAATCCTCAGAAAATCGAGGATACGATATTCCAGATTACTCCTACTGTAGTGGGTATCCATACCGTCATTACAGACCGAGCAAAGAGAATCCTACCTAAGAATGTTGTAAGTCTATTCGGCACTTGTGCTCAGCAAGCAATACAGCTCAAGAAAGATGAGGATGTCATAGCCATGTATGACGGTGCTACTACTGCTTTGTGTGGTGCTGGTACTACGTGGCATAGCGGTTACATATCATCTGCCGTAGCTCGTATTCTAGGCAATGCGACTGAACCTGGACAGGAACCGATATTTACCGTAGTACATCCTTATCAAGAGAAAGACATCAAGGATGAGATTATTGCGGGTGTGGGTACTTATCCTATAACAGACGGTCTAACTGCCGATGTTTATAAAGGTGGCAATATTCCGATGGTAGGGGGTTCATACTTCTTCACCGATGGTAATATCACCATTGACAGTTCCAGCGGTGATGCTAAAGGGGCTACGTATGCAAAGAGGGCATTAGTTCTCTGCCAGGGTAGAGCACCTTGGGCATATCAACTCCGTAACAACAAGTTAGGTGGAGGGGCTGACGAATACCTGCTCTACGATGAGTATGCGATTGGTGAGAGAAGTGCGGGCAATTGGATGTTTGAGCAGTTTTCGGACGCAACTGCGCCAACAAGTTGACGTGAGATAAGCTGACTTGACAACCCAACTCCTACGCCTTATAATAATAGTAGGAGGTGGAATATGCCAGCTATAATAGTATGTCAACTATGTAATAAGGAATTTGAGGCAAAACGAAGTGATGCGTGTTATTGTAAGGACTGTCAGAATATTGCGAGGCAAAGGAGACAAACTCAATATGAGTTACATCATAAAGAGCCTTGTCCAGAGTGTGGCAAACCAATGGTTAGGCACGCAAAACTTTGTAAGGAATGTAATAACAAACAACAACCGTGGCGTAAGGTTGGCGAAGATAATTCCAATTGGAAAGGTGGAAGGACTAAGACAAATGGCTATGTCTACATTAGAGTTAAACGAATATCAGGTGGTGCAGGTCAATCTTATAAAGCTGAACATCACTTGGTTTGGGAATCTCATTATGGACTATTGCCAAAAGACTATATTGTGCATCACCTCAATGGAGTTAAGGATGATAACCGAATTGAAAACCTTATCGCAATGCCACGTAAATTGCATAGTCCAAAACTTACCATTGAGCCTTACGAGAAACGGATTAGGGAGCTTGAGGAGAAGCTCAAAGCAACTGTGCCTACGAGCTAGGTGTAGTAAGCGAATAGCCGTTGAAAATCAGATTGCGAGCGACGAAGACGCTAACGGCATATTCTTTGTGAAAAATCAGATATAAATAGCAGGCAACGAAGATGCCTGACAAAGAACAAGGAGGATATAAATGAGTAATGTAGGTGGAAAAGGAATAATTGAATACAGTGAGACTTTGGTAGCCGATAATATCAGTACAGCATCGGCTGACGGAATAGCATGGCTTAATTCTTCGGATGGTGGTACGGCTTTTGCGAGGGCGGTAGCTGCTGCTAGAGGACTTCACGTTGCGGGGATTACGGCAGCAACAAACGCTCATCTGCATGAGTTTGCAGGAGACCTTCTACAGTTCTTCGCTCAGAACGGATACTGCATGGTTGAAGTCTTAATGCAGTTAGACATTATCACCACTGTAGCATTCAACTTTGGTTTCAACGATGACCAGCTTGAAGATGGCGACACACTGCCGGTAGAACTGAGCGGCGTTGCATGGACAAGTAATGCAGCTACATTCTGCGGACTTGTCTTTGATACCAATGCGGACAACGATGAAGTTCACTGCTTCTGGGTTGATGATGATATAGATACCGTAACCGCCATAGCTAACCTGAGAATGCGTGGAGCTTCACTAGAAGCTGCAAAGTGGTGTTACATGAGGGTAGAACTCCACGACAGGGGTAGTGGCAACGGTGCAAGGGCAGTATTTCATCTTCAGTGCAACGGCAAGACCTTTGAAAAGACTTTTGATACCACCGTTGACCGTGATGTTGGACTCTGTTGGTATCTGGGTGTAGAGAACAGGGATGCAGTTGCACACGCTATCTATATCTTGGCTCCTGGTTGGGAACAGGCAATAGACGATTAGATTTTATAGGGGTGGGTGGAATATTTAACACTCACCCCTCACCTTAATTCATGTGCTGACAATTCAGCATTGAGGAGGATAATACAATGGCTGAAGGAGATATTCAGCGTGTAAAATTCAAGGGGTTTAAGTGGACTATAGGAGATGCAGATGTCCCAGCTTTGGCTCTGGTTGTAGATAATGCGAGCAAACTACTGCATATATGCGAGCCAGCAGACGTTATTACCGATTGGGCTTTGGCAGCGTGTTCTCATCCGACAGTCTGCATACACAGTGCGACAAACCCCGAAACCGAGTATATCAAGATGTGGCACGATGCCACTGACGCTCATATCGATTGTGTGGGGGCAACGGCACTAAACATTCTAATAGGGGGCACGGCAGAGCTGGAATTGACATCATCTGCCCTTTCGCCGGGGGTAACTGATAGTAGTGCTCTGGGGACTACCGCCTTGATGTGGAGTGACCTATTCTTGGCGAGCGGTGCAGTTATCAACTTCAATAATGGGGATGTAACCGTAACCCATGCTTCGGGTTCTCTTAGTGTCGCAGG